GTTATTGCCGGCGCGTCTCATGAAATGAATGGATTCATTGAATACACGGCTCGTCAGATTTTTGTCGATACCGCGGATTCTGAGCACCTGGATCGTCATGCCGCGATTTTTGGCATTACCCGAAAGGCGGCGTCAAAAGCTTCCGGAACTGTGAAATTCACTTTTCAGGGAGACGCGGAGGAAGTGCCGGTCGGTACCGTACTGACCGGCGGCGATTCTTCTCAGTATCAGGTGACGGTCGCTCCGACGTCTGATGGTGTTGCTTCGGTTGAATCGCTGACCGCCGGGGAAGCCGGCAATCTCGAAAGCGGTGAAGAGATGACGCTTGTCTCTCCCATTGCCGGCGTGCTTTCTGAAGTGGTGTGTCAGGGGATTGCCGGTGGAGCAGACGCGGAGGATGACGAGTCGCTCCGGGCCCGCGTTCTTTCCCGTCAGCGAGAGACTCCGCACGGAGGGGCCAAGGGCGACTATGTGCAATGGGCACTGAGCGTTCCAGGCGTGACCCGTGCATGGTGTTATCCGCTTGAAGACGGGGATGGAACGGTGGTGGTCAGATTCGTGTGCGATGACCTTCCGGGCATTGTGCCAACCGCTGAAATGGTCAAAAAGGTTCAGGACTACATCGATGAAGCCCGACCGGTGACCGCAAACGTGACGGTTATGGCCCCGACTCTGAAACCGGTGACGATTCAGATCAATACGCTGACCCCGGATACCACTGCGGTACGTGGGGCTGTGGAGGCTGAATTGAAGAGCCTCTTTATGAGTGAGAGCGAGCCTTCCGGTTTTATCTATCTCTCGCATATCCGCCAGGCGATCTCTGAAGCCGCGGATGAAGTTGACCATGAGCTTGTCTCTCCGACGCAGAACCCCACGGCGGGTAAGAACGAACTTCTGACCTTGGGAGAAATCAAGTGGAGCTGACGACTCAGGAAGAGTATGCGCGGATGATTAAGCAGCTTCTTCCTCCTGGTCCCGCGTGGGAAAGGGGAGACGCTACTTCGATGATCGCAATGATGATCGAGGTTTGGGCTGAAGAACTGGCTCGAGTGGATTCCCGTGTCCGAACCCTGGTGCGGGAAGCGGATCCGAGATTTGCGGTTGAAACGTTCAAGGATTGGCTTGATGACTGGGGTCTCCCAGACGATTGCCTTAGGGCGTGGGCAGATATGAATGTCACCACGCTCAGAACCCTGCTTCTTTACAAGATCAAGACGATTGGGCGTCAGGACCGGCAGTACTTCATCGATTTGGCTGAGATGTTTGGGTACCGGATCGTTATCGACGAATTCAGAACTCATACGGTGCAATCGACAGCCATGGATGGGCTTTGCGGTGAAGAGTGGCCGCATGTGTGGCGTGTGAACGTCCTTACCGGTGCCGGCAGTGTGATGGGCTATCACACAGTGCTGGGGCAGGTGTCTGAAGCTCTCGCCTGGTGGGGTGATCGGCTGATCGAATGCCTGATTAAGCGATACGCGCCGGCACATACAGAACTCTATTTTGGCTACTACGGTTTCGAGGGCGATGAGCGCTCGTTCTGATGATTTCTAGGGGAAATATTCATGGAAAGCATTTATCTTTCGGGGGCTGTTCAGACTGAGCCCGATATTCCTGATGACGCGGTTCCCGGTCATCCTACGGACGGTTCAAGCGGTGGCGGCATTACTGCCACCATTCCGGGTGCTCAATGGTATGACGCAGTGGCGATGGAGCTGATTAACGCGATTAAAGGCGGTGGCGTGGAACCAGACCGCCACGATCACTCTCAGCTAAACGCCAGCATCGATGCTCGCATTCAAAATGTAAAGCAGGCGCTTCAGAATTCTGTCGCGGCTATTCAGGCAAAGGTTCAGCAGATTGAGATTGTGCCGCCTGGCGCAATCATGTATTTCTCGAATACCACCCCGCCGAATGGGAACTGGCTTGTATGCAATGGTCAGGCAGTGAGCCGACAGGGCTACGCCAACCTTTTCAACGCGATTGGGACGAGATTCGGTATCGGCAATGGCTCTACAACTTTCAATGTCCCTTATTTGATAGATCGTACAGTTTGGGGTGGGACTTCAAACGTTGGCGCTTATCTTCAGCCTGGGCTCCCGAACATCACCGGCAGTTGGCGAGCGGCATATGAGAATCGTGATATAGGGACTGCCACTTCGACATCCGGGGCCGTGTCTGCTACTTTCGATAGCGGCTGGGGGTCACAGGAAATCTCCAGCGTCGGGTCTGGCGGGTCTATCGGTAGGTTTTTTGACGCCAGCCGCAGTAACCCGATTTATGGGCGATCCGGAACGGTACAGCCTCCGGCTCTCGTGATGCTCCCTTGTATTCATATCTAGCAGGATGGTTTACAGATGAAACGTGTTTATTACGCCAGCGCCAGCGATACCCCACCTTCTCCGCCGAAAGTCCCGATCACTGATAAGTATCCTCAGGACGGCAATAAATCGACCAAGACGATGCCAACAGTGATCGGCGCGTTCTGGTATCACATGATCACGGAAGAGTTTATGGCCGTGATCGAACAGGCTGGGCTCGAACCCAGTCTGACCAATTTGCATCAGTTGGCAGATGTGTTCGCCGATTTCAGAACCCGCGCTTCCGCCGCAGAAGGATTCGCCAATCAGGCAAAATCTTCTGCTGAATCTGCCGCGGCAAGTGCTACCGGTGTGGCCACCGAAACCGCTGAAAAGATCAAGGAAATTGATAACGAAGGCGATAAGCAGGTAGCGGCCATTCAGTCTGCCGGGTCGACAGTTTC